CGATTTTGGCGACGGTGCTGACTGGCAGATAGATGACTCGCTCACCTGGTTCCGGTGCAGACGCTTGCGGAATCACCCTGCGCTGATCGACGTAGATTGAGAGCGCGGTTTCGATCACGTCCAGCGCTTCACTGGCGGCGTGTTCCTCGTCATCGCCATACCCGTTGTACTCGGGCAAATCACGGCAGAAAACGGCCAGACCTGGTTGATCATCCGCTTCGAAGCGGATCGCGTAGTTGTACATGTCATTCCCCTTACTGGCGGTGGATGGAGCGGTGATGAACTACATCGCACAAACGGCTGAAGGGGGCTCTCAGAGCCCCAGTTGTTTGATGATTGCTTTTCGGGTTCCTTCCTTCATTTCTGAAGCAGTGTGATCCGAGAGCACTGTCGTTTTGCCGTTGTAGCTGATTTTCCATTGATGCCGTCCCCGGCCTCTTTGGAACTCAACCCCTTGGGCTTTCAGCCATTTTTTGAATTCGTTGTAGCTCATCACCTCACTCCGTTGTGTTGGTGAAGTAAGTATACTACAAAAAAGTAGTAGTACAACAATTTTGTAGTTAATCAGGCGAAATATTTTTGTGCTTGGCTCGAATGCCCATCCATTAAGGACAACCCATGTTTGAGACCTTGCCAACTACGCTGTCGGGCTGGCTCGGCTGGGTTGCGGCTGCTGTTGTCACGGCTGTCATCTACTTCCCAAAGGCATGGTCGGAACGTCGCGGCGACAACCGCGAAATCGACCGGCTAGTAGCCGCGCTTGCCGAAGAGCGAGCCCTACGAAAAGACGTCGAAAGCCAACGCGACGCCGCACGGGAGCAAAACAACACGCTGATCCGCGAGTTCGCTGACATCAAAGCGGATAACGCCAAAATGACGTTGCAGATCGGATACCTCACTGACGAGATCGCGAGCCTAAAAGCTCAGATCCAATCGAGGATTGCCCCATGAGTGACGAAGAACTGAAACGCCGCCAAGGTCGCGGCAGACGATTTTGGGACCATCACGGCAGTTGGTTGCTGCTGTGCTTTGTCGGCATCTGCTGCTTTATGGCGGGTAGCGCATTCAACGCCGCCAGCACCGCGCAGACGGTGAAAGTGCTGGTAGATTCCCACGAGCGACAGGACGCTATCCGCGTTGCCCGCATCCGCGAGCTGAACCAGTCGAACATCGACCTGATTCGCGGCGTGACGCCCAAAGTGCAGGCCGCCGCCGACAAGGCAGATCAGGCTGCGCAGAAAGCGACCGAGGCAGTCGAGAAAGCCACAGGGGCTAACTGACGTGGCCGAACTCAGGCTGATCCCGATCTGGGCATGGGTCGTACTCGCGCTGGTGCTGTTCGGCGGCGTGACCTATGTCCGCCTTGAGCATACTCAGTTGAGCCTCACTGCCGTGACGGACGATCGTGACATGGCCCTGGCCCGTGCCGCATCGATCAAACAAACCCTGACGCTACAGCGCCAGCTCACAGACGATTCGAACAAGGCGACCGACCATGCGACCGAACAGACTCAGCGTGTTACGGCTGCTGTTGCTGCTGCCGATGGCCGCGCTCGCGGCCTGCAACAGCAAGTCACTGACCTGCTCGCCAAGCGAAAGCGTTGTGATGTCGCCCTTACCAGCACGGGCAAGACAAGAGACGACCTTGCCGATGTGCTCGCCGACCTGCGTCGAAGCGCTGACGAAGAAGCGGGAAGCCTGGCAGAAGCGCTTGACAGAAGCCGAATAGCTGGCCAGCTGTGCGAATCGCTGTACTCGGCAGCGATGAAGGCCAGATGAAAAAAGCTTGGTACGTCACCGTGCCGGGATATCCACCCTTCCCCATGATCCTGCAGGAAGATGCCGACCACGACGCAGCGCTGGCCGTTGCTCGGTTGGTATGGCCGACCTGTACAGTTGAGTGAACCCCATGGCAAAAATCAGCGCGACTGTGACGATCGAGCGGGCATGGTGGGTGATCCCCTACGTCACTTTAGCCATTTGGCTGTGGCGCGTCGTTGGCCACGGCCCTGAGCCTGAGACCGTCGAACGTATAGTCCGTCGTGGCATTCGAGTGGATGTGGACTGATGCCTCAGCGTCCACAGAAGCCATGCAACGCTCAAGGTTGCAATATGCTGACCCGCAATGCGCGGTACTGCGACGATCACGCTCACCTCGATAAGCCCTGGTCCGGACGAAAGGGATCTGGCCGAGGCGGACGGCCTTGGCGCCGTTTGCGTGACCAAGTGTTGAGACGCGACCACTTCATCTGCCAGTGCGATGAATGCAGGGCCCAAGACCGCATTCGTCCGGCGCACGAAGTCGACCATATTGTGCCGGTGGCTGAGGGGGGCACCGATGCCCCGTCGAATCTGAGAGCAATCAACCATGACTGCCATGAATTGAAGACTCAGCACGAGTCAAAGGCGGGAATTGCACGCCGGTCCGTGCAAAATGCATGAAATTGGCGGCAAATTCAGGTGTTGCACCAAATTGGGGCGGGGCGGGTCAAAAGTCTGGGGTTTTTCATCCGGACACCGTCCCCCGAACCGGATTTTTACACCCGCGAAATTAAAAGTTTAGGAGTTGCGCGATGGGAGGCACCGCCACGGTCGCCGGCCGTGGTCGCAAACCCAAGCCGACGGCCAAGAAAGCACTGGCCGGAAACCCTGGCAAGCGGGCGTTGAATACGGCCGAACCGAAGTTTTCCGAGGTCGCGAAAGACATTGATCCGCCAGAGTGGCTCAGTCCGCGGGCGGCCACGATGTGGAAAATGCTGGTTCCCGAGTTGCTCCGAGAACACGTGATCGCACTGACCGATCTGCACAACGTTGAAGCGTTCTGCACTGCCTACGACAAATGGCGGATGGCTGAAGAGTCGGTGCAGCAGTTCGGCATCGTGGTCGAGTCAGCCCAGGGCAGCCCCATGAAGAATCCGGCGCTGACCGCGGCGAACGAATCAATGCGCCAGATGGTGACCTTCGGCTCCATGCTTGGACTCGACCCTGCTAGCCGAACCCGGCTCATCGGCGGCAACAAAGAAAAAGTCACCAACGAATTTGCCCAACTCCTGAGCTCGTAAATGCCCAAAGCCCTACACCCCAACGTCGACAAGGCGATGGCGTGGGGTCGGTCCGTTCTTCGCGGGAAGGTTCCGGCGTGCCGGTACATTCACCAGGCGATTCAGCGGCATTTCGATGATGTGGCCGCGAGCCGCAAGGGCAGTTTCAAATTCAAATTTGATCCGGCAAAAGCCGAGAAGAAGCTCAAGCTGATTCAACTGCTGCCTCACACCAAAGGGGAGTGGGCGTTCAAGCGGCAACTGATCACGCTTGAGCCTTGGCAGCTTTTCGGCATGGCCGTCACCTTTGGATGGGTGCGAAAGAAAGGTGGCCACCGGCGCTTTCGCGAAAGCTACTGGGAGGTTCCGAGGAAGAACGGGAAAGCGCTCGCTGTAGATACCCCGATCCCTACGCCCGATGGCTGGAAGATGCACGGTGATCTGCGTGCTGGCGACATGGTATTCGGTATAGACGGAAAGCCACAGCGAGTGATCGCCGTCACTGATCACTATATGGGACCCTCGATGGCGCTGACTCTGTCAGATCGCGAGTCGATCATCGCTCATGAACGTCATGAGTGGGTGACAGAGCGCACGTGGTTCACTGGCCGTCCGCGAGGCAGCCGGAAACCGCTACCTCCTGTGGAGACTCTGCGGATTGCCCAAACTTTGCGCACAACCGGTGACCGTCCGGATTTTGTGCATCGCATCCGGGTTGCAGAAGCGCTTGATCTTCCCGGGGTAGAGCTCCCTGTCGATCCATACGTTCTGGGCGCATGGCTTGGAGATGGCACATCTCGCGCGGCGATGATTACCAGCGCTGACCCTGAAATCCCGGAGTACATTCGGAGTCGGGGTGTCCCATGTATGCCGGTATCTCGATTCGAAAGCCGAGCCGTACTGTACCGACTCAGCGATGGTGACCGTAGCCAGGCAGCGCGGAACCAATGCCTTGCGGCGCGTCTCCGGGAACTTGGCTTGCTGGGCATTGGGCTGAAGCACATCCCGCAAATCTATCTCCGGGCTTCGCGCGAGCAGCGGCTTGAGCTGCTGCGTGGGCTGATCGATACCGACGGCTATATCAGCGCCAGGGGGCAGGTGGTTTTCTCAACGATCCGGGAGCGCCTATCCGGCGATTTCATTGAACTGGTCAGAAGCCTTGGCATGAAACCGACTCTTCGGGTCGATCGTGCAGTCCTGAAAGGAAAGGACTGTGGAGCCAATTACGAAATCCAGTTTTGGCCACCCGAGGGTGTTCATGTGGCGCGGTTGGCGCGCAAGGTACAACGTCAGGTGGCCGGTAAAGGCCGCCGCCGCAGCGCAGCCCGGACCGTCGTATCTGTCGAGCCAGTCGGCGAACGCATGGTGAATTGCATACAGGTGGAAACCGGCGTTTACCTGGCCGGGCGCGGTTTTATTCCTACTCACAACAGCGTGATCGCCGCCGGCGTGGGCATCAGCATGTTTGTGGCAGATGGAGAGTTCGGCGCCGAGGTCTATTCGGGCGCGACCACCGAGAAGCAGGCATGGGAGGTGTTCCGCCCGGCGAAGCTGATGGTGAGCAAGTCGCCCATGCTGATTCAGGCGGCGGGTATCGAGGTCAACGCCTCGAACATGAACATCCCTTCGGACTTCAGCCGCTTCGAGCCGCTGATTGGCGATCCGGGTGACGGTGCGTCGCCCAGCTGCGCGATCGTCGACGAATACCACGAACACCGTACCTCGGCGCAATACGACACCATGCTGACCGGCATGGGGGCCCGTCGGCAGCCGCTGATGTTCATCATCACGACCGCCGGCGCCGATATCGAAGGCCCGTGCTACGACAAGCGCCGCCAAGTCATCGAGATGCTGGAAGGCACAGTTCCGGATGACGAGCTGTTCGGCTACATCTGGACCTTGGATGAGGGCGATGACTGGACCGATCCAAAGATGCTGGCGAAGGCCAATCCCAATCACGGGATATCGGTCTTTCAGGAATATCTAGAAAGCCAGCAAGCCCGGGCGATTCGCTCGGCGCGGTTTACCAACACGTTCAAAACCAAGCATTTGAATCTGTGGGTAAGCGCGAAATCCGGCTTCTTCAACATGGAAAGCTGGAGGGCGTGCGAGGACACCACGTTGACCCTGGACCAATTCGCGGGACAGGAGTGGATCGCCGGTTTCGACCTTGCGCGCAAACTCGACATGAACTCACGCGCCCGGCTGTTCTGGCGGCTCATTGATGGGCGCATCCATTACTACAGCGTGGCCCCCAAGTTTTGGGTGCCCGAAGACACCGCGTTCAATAGTGACAACAAGCGCATGAGCGAGCGATTCCAGGCCTGGATCAACTCACAGCACCTCGACATTACCGAGGGCGCAGAGGTTGATTACCGGGAAATCCTTGAGGACACCAAAGAGGCGAATCACCACGCGCCGCTTCGCGAGTCTCCGATCGACCCGTTCGGTGCGACGGGCTTGAGCCACGAGCTCGACGACGAGGGATTCAGCCCGATCACCATCACCCAGAACTACACCAACATGTCAGACCCGATGAAGGAGCTGGAGGCGGCGATTGAGTCCGGGCGGTTCCACCATGACGGAAACCCGATCATGACCTGGTGCGTGGCGAACGTGATCGGCAAGAACCTGCCAGGCAATAACGACGTCGTTCGGCCCATCAAGCAGGGGGACGACAACAAGATTGACGGCGCAGTGGCGCTGATTATGGCGATCGGTCGAGTGCTCGTAGATGCAGCGCAAAACACGACTGAATCATTCATGGACTCAATTCGGAACCCAATCATCGCATGAGCTTGCCACTGGCATTTTTCATACTCACCGCGCTGGCCGGGTTCGGCCTGCTCGTCGGCGGGGTGTTTACCCTGCTCGGCACTGGCTGGGCGTTGGTCGCCGCTGCCGCGTCGATGTTCATGATTTCCGGCTTCATCAAGAAAGGATTAGCAGGTGAATAAATCTCTTTCGCTGGTTCTCGGCAGGGCTGCGGCCAAGCCGATGAAGTCGCTCGGCGACTGGACCGGAAAGGCCATACGCCTGAGCGACGGAGGTTTCTGGGGATCATGGCTTGGCGGGCAGTCCAGCTCAGGCAAGACAGTGAACGTCGACAACGTGATGAGGCTATCCACGGTCTGGGCATGTGTTCGCATCATCTCGACTTCGGTTGCCGGGCTTCCCCTTGGGATCTACCGGCGCAAGGCCGATGGCGATCGAGAAGATGCGCGAGACTTCTCACTGTATGACGTGATCCACAACAGCCCCAACGAAGACATGACCGCCTTCCAGTTCTGGCAGGCGGTCGTTGCCTCGATGTTGCTTTGGGGAAATGCCTATTGCGAGATTCACCGCGCGGGCGGTCGCGTGATTGCCCTGGACTTCCTGATGCCATCGCGGGTCGATCTAGAAGTCGATGATGATGGACGCTTGGAATACTGGTACCGCCCAAAGAAAGGACCGCGGCGGCAGATCGCTCGGGTCGACATGCTTCACATCCCCGCATTCAGTATTGATGGCCGGGTTGGCATGTCCGCGATTCGGTTCGGGGCCGACGTGTTCGGTTCGGCCATGTCAGCGGACGATGCCGCGAATGGAACGTTCAAGAACGGACTTCTGCCCACGGTGGCTTTCAGCGTCGATCGAATCCTCAAGCCTGAGCAGCGGGATGATTTTCGGGAGTATGTGAAGACCGTCTCCGGCGCTATGAACGCGGGTAAATCTCCCGTCCTTGAGCAGGGCGTCAAGGCGGAGACTATCGGGATCAACCCCGTCGATGCGCAGCTGCTGGAATCAAGGGGGCACAGCATCGAGGAAATTTGCCGTTGGTTCGGCGTGCCACCGTGGATGGTCGGCAAGACCGACGCCGGCAGCAACTGGGGCACTGGGCTTGAACAGCAGATGATCGCGTTCCTGACCTTCTGCATCAGCTCAGTCACCAGCCAGATTCAGCAGTGCGTTAACAAGCGGCTGCTGAGTCCGGTTGACCGGCGTACTTACTACGCCGAGTTCTCGCTGGAAGCGTTTTTGAAAGCAGACAGCGCTGGCCGGGCCGCTTGGTATAGCCAGATGACCCAGAACGGGATCATGACCCGCGATGAGTGCCGGGTGAAGGAGAACCTGCCTCGGCATGGGGGTAATGCTGCCGTCCTCACCGTCCAGACCAATCTGGCTCCAATTGATCAACTCGGCCAGTCAACGGACGGGCAGGCCGCACAAGCAGCCCTAAAAAACTGGCTCGGCCAGACGCAGGAGTAACCATGCCTCTGAACATCAAGGCCCGCAGCTTCAACTGCGAGCTAAGCCCTCGCGCGCTCGATCTGTGGAACCCCGACCTGCGCGCTGCGCTGGAATCGGGAACCGACACCATCACCATGTACGGCATCATTGGCGAGGACTGGTTCGGCGAGGGGGTCACCCTCAAGCGTGTAGACGCCGCGTTGCGCGCCATCGGCGACAAGCCTGTCACCGTCTACATCAACTCGCCTGGTGGCGACATGTTCGAAGGCATCGCAATTTACAACCGCCTGCTCGAGCATTCACAGGAAGTGACCATCAAGGTTCTTGGCCTGGCGGCGTCGGCCGCCTCTGTCATCGCAATGGCAGGCGCGAAACGCGAAGTGGCGAAAACTGCATTTCTGATGATTCACAACTGCTGGACATACTTCGCGGGCAATCGGCACGACATCCGCGAGCTGGCAGACACCATGGAAGAATTTGATCAAGCCATGATCAGCCTCTACGCGGATACGAGCGGACAGGATGAAGCGGCCGTGGAGAAGATGCTCGACGCTGAGACCTACATGAATGGGGCGAACGCGGTCGACAAAGGTTTTGCCACGGGGCTGATTTCCGCTGCCGAAGTCGAGCAGGCCCCGAGCGAAGATGGCACCCAGGCCCACTCGGCTCGCAAGCTGGACGCGGCGCTGGCCAAGTCCGGCATGCCGCGCAGCGAACGGCGCAAACTGATTTCCCAGATCAAGACCAGCACGTCCAGTACTGCTGGCGGCGACACGCCTTGCGCTGTCGTGCCGGGCACGCCTAGCGCTGCCCTTGATGTATCCGCGTTTGAAGAAACCGCAAACCAGGCGTCAGCGCTTCGAGGCCTCATCCCCGGCTTCTGATTGGCTGAAACCCAACTGACTATCAACCGCCCGAGTGGCGGTTTTTTCATTTCTGAAAGGACGAAACCATGCCGCAAGATCTTTCCGCAATTGAAGCTTCTCAGAAGCAAACCCAGGCCGACCTGAAAGCCGTCGGCGATCAGATCAAGACTTATGCCGAGCGCACCGAGAAGGAAATCAAAGCCTCCGGTGAAATGCAGGCCGAAACCCGTGCCAAGGTCGACGAACTGTTGACCAAGCAGGGCGAGCTCCAGGCTCGCATGCAGGATGCCGAACAGAAGCTGGTAAACGCTGGCAAGAAGCATGAACCAGAAGTACAACAGTCGGCAGGTCACCTTGTGGCGGCCAAGATGGCTGAAGAGGGGGTTAATAGCTCCTTCCGCGGCTCTCGCCGGGTCGAAGTCCCCCGCGCTGCCATCACGTCGGTACCTACTTCTGGCGGCGCGCTCGTTCAGACTGACCGCGTGGGGATTGTCCTCGCGCCGCAGCGCCGCCTAACCATCCGTGACCTGGTCGCTCCTGGTACGACTGACAGTAACGCGATTGAGTACGTCCGCGAGACCGGCTTCACCAACAATGCCGCGATTGTTGGCGAGGGTCTGGCCAAGCCCTACAGCGATCTGAAGTTCGGTCTGGAAAACGCAAGCGTGCGCACCATCGCTCATCTGTTCAAAGGGAGCCGGCAGATTCTCGATGACGCTCCGGCTTTGCAAAGCTACATCGATGCGCGCGGCCGTTATGGCCTGCTGCTGGCAGAAGAAGCGCAACTGCTGTACGGCAATGGCACGGGCAACAACCTGAAAGGCATCATTCCGCAGGCGCAGGTTTACGCGCCGCCCGCTGGTATTGAGGTTCAAAGCATTCAGCGGATCGACCGCATTCGCCTGGCGCTACTTCAGGCCGTGCTGGCTGAATTCCCGGCGACTGGCATCGTACTCAATCCCATCGACTGGGCTGCGATCGAATTGCTCAAAGACGGCGAAAACCGCTACATCATCGGCAAGCCGCAGGAGGGCACATCACCCCGCCTGTGGAATCTCCCGGTCGTTGAAACCCAGGCGATGGTGCAGGACCAGTTCCTCGTCGGCGCCTTCAGCCTGGCGGCTCAAATCTACGATCGGATGGGTATTGAGATTCTCGTTTCGACTGAGAACGACAAGGACTTCGAAAACAACATGGTGACCATCCGCGCCGAAGAGCGCTTGGCGTTTGCCGTGTACCGCCCGGAAGCATTCGTTACTGGCGACCTCACCCCAACCCCTTAAGCCATATGAAGCGCGCCTCTCAGGGGCGCGCATTAGAGGAGATACCCAAATGGCTCGTACGAATCCAAGCGATACAACCAGCTCCCCTGCTCAGAATTCTTCTTCGGATAAGGCTTCCGCCGGTGACAAGCCAACTGCGCCGTTAAGTCCTGACGCTACCGCCAGTGGATCGCAGGGGGGCGATGTTGGCGAAAACGGTGAGATCACCATCTTTCCACTGCGAAGCTACCTCGATGGTGCAGAGATTCGTCGCGCCGGCGGAGACGGTTACAAGTCGCCGAAACACGACGCCGTCTCACTGATTGCGGCAGGCTTGGCCACTGATAAGAACCCCAAGGTTTGACATGAACGCCATCTCGACCGACGTCGCAATGCAGCATCTGCGGGCCGACGATGATGACCGTGAATATGTCGATCTGCTGCTGGCGGCCGCTGAGGACACGGCTGCGCAGTTCAT